GGTTGTCGGCCAGCAGCGCCGCGATCTCCTCGTCCGTGATCGTCTCGCCGGGGTTCTCGATGATGGCACGGGCGATGTGGTAGCAGTAGCGCAGCTTGTCGTTGGCGGTGACAGCCTTGCCCTTTTGCTTGAACATGAAACTGACGACCGAGGACCCGGAAAAAAGGTCGGCCACGGCGCGAGTGTTGTCGGGCGTATTCTCCCAGATGAAATCGATCAGCTTTTGCTTGGAGCCGATATAGTTGGTGACGTAGCGGCGCTGCTCCTCGGCGGCCTGCGCGGACAGCTGCTCGTCGCCGAACAGCGCAAGCTCCGCTTCCGCCTCGAGCAGGAAAGTCAGCCGATCCAGGTCCGTTTTCAGCGCCACGCTCGCTCCACAAAACAAAAGCCCCGGCGAAGCGGGCGTGTTTCATCCCAACTTCACCGGGGCTCGATGGTTTCGACGACCCCGAAGGTCTATGCGGTTGTCACAGGTCCTCGGGCTTGAGGCTCCGTTCGACCTTGATGTTGCACAGCTTGCCGCTCTGGAAAGACAGCGTCACCGTGCCGAAAAATCCCTCGGCGATCAGCTTTTCAAGATAGGCCATCAGCTTCTTCATACGCGCAGAATATGGGTCCGTTTCCGAAAGGGCAAGATCATGAGGTGTGCGAATTTATCGGAAAAACACGCGACGAAGCGACTGAGCCTAAGGGATCACTTAACTTGAGAGCGGCTCAGTGATTGGAGTGTGCTCGACATGCTTTTCAACAGTTTCTTATTGTCGCCGCTTTTCTCGTGCTTTGCCGCAACAGAAATGATGTCGGCCAAGAGTTTTGTTGGGGGCTTCTCTTGTGCAAGGACCTTTTGAAGACCCGAATAAGCAGCTCGACGCGCATCCTCGGAGCCGAATTCAAAAACGGCACGAAGGTAGGCGCCAAATTCGATCATTGCCTTCGAAGTCATTTTGACGACTTGCGAATATTCTTCGGACCCACGGCCCTGCATCTCCATCAATTGCATAGATAGCTCAGATGGAGGCTCCCCGGAGGATTGGCCAATCGTGGGCATATTTTTTAGATTTTCAGCCAACACCTGAGTTCTCAACATGCTTTCGTTCGCAGCGGCTACGTTGACCTGATTGCAGGTGGACATGCCTTGGGCCGCATACTCGGCGACTTTCACGTACTGCCCAATTTTACCCGAGTCGGCAACGTTTTGCAGAAACTGGACGCAATCCCTGATCTGTTTTCGTTTCTCGGGCAGGATCTGTCGGAACCGATCGACAGTGGCTTGATAATCTCTTCCGAGTTGCACGGTTTGAGGCGCAATCGATTTGACCAGTGCCGCCATTTTTGCGTCGCGCGCGCTTTGCGACTCACAACCGGCAAGGAGAAGTACGACCAAGAAGATGCAAACGAGGCCAATCTCTCCGAGCACAGGAACCCAACCTGCGCAAAATCGCCCTTCTGAAAAGGTTTTCATTTTCATCCCCTTCATTGGCAATTGTCTTGATAGCATTGTTGCCAATCGTCGCAATAGGATTCATCCATATCCCTGGGAGAGCCGCTCTCTTCAGAAATCGAGATAAAGCATGCCACGGGGCACCATTCGTCCTGGCCAGAATTGCCACATTCTTCGACCAATTCATCGCCCGGGATGGGATTTCCTTCCGAGTCTTTGACTGACATATCACAGGTTCCATTTACAAACCATTTGAACAAAGTACACAGAGGTATCCCTGATGCATTGTGCCAAAACTTCATCAGGCATTGCTCGACCGCATTGCAGTCCTCAGCCGCCGTCACGCAATCAAGCAGTTCTTGATTGTCAACGACCGTGGACCAACAATCCGAGCCTTGGGTGACGGAATCGCCCGGGATGTCGAGTCCAAGATCGCCGTACAAGCTGCAATCCAAAAGAATGTTGCACGTTTCGTTTGCCTCTGGATTGACGTCCCCTTCATCATCGTCGGATTCGGAATCCGAATCGTTATCGTCATCATCGTCGCCACAAGCAACAAGCGAAGCGACTATCAAATTGATCATGGCCAGGGCCAGGAATAAATGGTGAATTTTCATAAAAACTCCTTCTTCTCCCAATTCTGGAATGGTCCCATTTTAGAACAAAGCCCTGTCTTTGTGCAATCTGCCTAAGACAGCCTCAACGCACTTGCCCGAATTCTCATACTCGTCAGTCTCGATAGTTTCGCCGAAAGCGCCGCGATAAGGCGAGCGGCTCTCACGCCAGTACTCCATGAAGCCGGGATTGAGGCATGGCTTGGTGTCCTGCTCGACCCAACCGTTGACAAGCCAGTTCACTTCGTCCTCGCGTTCCTCGAACCCCGGTAGGTATCCAGCGTCGAATCCAGTCGGCGTCACGACCCACAGTCCGGCAGGCACGTAAGGATCGAGGCCCTTTTCAAATCGCTTCTCGTCGTAAACGTAGTCGATCATGTACCGCAGCTTCATCGGAACCGCCCCTCCACCATCTCCATGAATTCTCGGATCACATTTTTGCGACATCGCTCCACGCGATCCGGCATGGCGTCGAGCCGTTTGACGAAGGATTTCCATTCCTCGGCAAGTTCAGGGTCTTCGCTCGCGTCGATCTCGTTGATGACGATCTTATTACCGTCGTCATCCCACAGGCGACCTCCGTAAATCCGGCCATCGGGCGCCTTCTGCCATTCGATCTTCGTCACGAAGTGCAAATGGTTGCCGTGCATGCTCGCTCCGAAATCGACGAAGCCCCGGTCGATCATGAGCACTGAATAGCTCCACGCCTTCACCGAACCATCCGGCGCGAGATCGGGATGTGCGCCAAGCGCCTCCAGACGGTAGGGATAGAAGGTTAGATTATCGCCTTCCGGGAAAAACACCACAAACCAGAAACCATTCCTGGCGATCCCGTCGAACGTCTCCTGCAGTTTCGCCGCTTCCGCTTTCACGTCGATCTTTGCCATTTTAATGACTCGCAAACACGATATCCTCGATTTTCCGGCCATCCGGCAGGGTCGAGATACCGCGCTTTTTGAAAGACATGAGGATTTCCATCCGCGCCTTCTGGCTCGGTGCGACGATGGCCTCCAAGTTGTCCACGAGCGTCACGGTGTACTTGAAGATCGTCTCGTCGCTCGCATCGCGCTGAGATATCTTCTTCCAGTGCTCAATCTGCGACTTGCGGAGCCGCCGCACCGTATCGCCGGTGCAGCGCCCGTATTTGTCGGTATCATACGTGATCGAGTCCATCCGGCGCAGCAGGGATTTCTTGAAATAAAGGCCGACGGTGCCGGGATTCGATTTCGTCGGCGTCTTTCGGATGCGCGTGAAAAAGTACGTTCCGCCGCCGGACTCCATGTCGGCAACCGGCGACATGCCGCCCGGCTTGATGCCCATGCGCATCTTCTCGACCGTGGACACCATCGCGCCGTTATTCTCCAGCGCCGTCTCGATGAATTCCGCCATATCGCGGTCGTCGGTCAGTTGGTGCCGCAGGGACAATCCGCTCATTTGACGTTCCAGGTCGTTTTCCGTCAGATCGAAGCGCATCTGAACGCGCCGCCCCGCGCCGTCGAGCTTGCCTCGCGTCGCATGCTGAAACTCGCCGAACGGGTTGTAATGCGGAAGCTCGGTAACATCCCGCACGCCCAGTTCCGTGCTCCAGAAATCGCGCATCGCCCGCACTTGCTCCTGTTTCGTTTTATTTTTCATTGCGGTCAGCGCCTTTTTGTAACGTGGCGATGTATCGATGCCCTGGATGTAGGCCTGCTTCTGCAAGTACATGATCTCCGCGTCCTCGATGGCCGCTGGGGACGCATTCAGGCCCAAACGCTCGATCTTCTCAAGGGCTTTTTCCACGACGCCCGGGGCGCACGCCCCATCGACGCGCACCTCCAGTTCGCCTGCCGCTGCAAAGATGTCGGTGTTGCCTGCCCACGGACGATAGACCGCTGTTATGCCGTCTTCGAACTCGATCTCGAACTGCGTACCGTCAGCCATTCCACGCCCAAAGATCGATGACAGATCACGCTCAGTTCCATCGGTGATGATCTCGCCCGCCGCGTTGGTTCGCTTCTGCATCAGCACCTTGCCTTTGCGAACGACCATGTCCTTGGGCTTGGGAATGGCGGAAACATCCTTCAGATCGGGCATGGAGCGCCGGACGTATTGCGTGAAGGTCGGCAGCTTCGCAACGCCGGTTTTCCCTTTGTTCACGGCATCCACCGCCTTTTGCATTTCCCGCAGGGCATCCAGATATTGCTCGGCCATTCTCTTCACTTCCGGATCGCTTTGCGCCGTCTGCATAACCAGGCGATCCCAGTGCGACATGGCTTTATCGATCTTCGAACTGCTGAAATTCTTGTCGCCCAGGTGATGGTTGACGCTTTTTATGGCGGATAAAATGTCGTCATAAGATTCGTCCTCCTGCAGTGGCGCACCGATCTGCGGCAGGATCGTTTTCTTGCCCGGCGGTCCCGCCTTGCCGATGGCTTCGAGGATTTTGTCCTCGTGTTCGGGCCGCACCTTGATCTGCACTACCGTTTGCTTGCCGGTGACCTTCGATCCCTTTTTCACGGTCTGCTGGAAGACGAGCGCGTTCTGGTCCTCGATCTGGTCGACGTCGATAGGGATGGTCTTACCCTGCCAACCCGCCTCGGCCGCATCCTGCACCATCCGCTCTTCGAACTCGCCCAGGCGGGCCGCGCCCTTCTTCGCCGCCCTCGCGTCGAACGAGAAACCCGGAAGTCCACGCTTCTTTGCCAGCTTGTCGTAGAACTTCTCGAAGTCGCGCCGGACGTTGTGCTTGCGGTCGAGCGCCATTTGGTAAAAGGCGTCCAGCTTGGCCGATCCCTTCTTGAACCGCCGCTCCGCATACGGGCGCAGCATGTCCACGAACTGCTCGTCGGGAATCGCCTCCACGCGCTCGATGTAGGTGAGCGTCGCCTGGAGGTTCATGTCGATGCGCTTCTCTGCAAAGGCACGCATGACCGTGTTGTAGTAAGGCTCGGACGCGCCGTGCGCCGCATTCGGGTGATAAGCGATGTCGAGGGCGTCGTCGCCGAGGAACTTGTACAACTGCCCCTTGTCGATCCCGTAGAGATGACCGTCCGTGCCGCGAAGGAAGTTTTCCCAGTGGCCGTCGTGATTCGAGATCAGCCAGTCGACGACGTGCTCGCGCTGCACCTGCTCCAGTTCGGCGGGCAATAAATCCTTTGGATCAATGCCCTTGAAATCCTTCTGCGACTTGAGCTTCGGCACCATACGCTGGATGGAGCCGGTCTCGCCGTCCAGTTCGATCAGCCGGACCTCGACCGCGTCGGGATCGACCAAGCGGCCGATGCGATAGGCGGTCTCGTCGCCGTAGGCGCGAAAGTCCTCGGAGATCGGCTTGAAGAGCCACTTGTTTCCCTGGTCATCGTCATAGATGTATTTGCGGTGCGCGCCGCCGAGTTCGCTGCGCACCTCGCGCCGGTTCTTAAAAGGCTTTTTTGCTTTAATCTGCTCCCAGCGGGAATCGACGTCCCGAAACGGCTCGTCGACCGGCGAGAGTTTCATCGGGTTTTTCGGCGGCGGCGGCGACTCGGGAATAGTGACAGGCTTTTGAGGTTCTGCGGCGGGTTTCGGTTTCGGAGTCGGTGCGGTCTTCGGTTTCTTGCCGCCGTGCTTCTCGGCCCACTTAGCCCATTTCGCCTCAACGGAGGCGTCCACCTTCGCCAGCTGCGCCTCGTCGAATGCCGAAAACCGGGCGATCAATTCGTCTTTGGTGTGCCACTGGTAATGCTTGAGCTTCGTCTGCTGGGCGAGCTTCTTCAGATCGTCCAGCGACATGTTTTTGACCTGCGTTTCCCAGGCCGTGACCTTCTTGGCGAGCGATTCCGACAGCGGCCCCACGTCCGTCGCCGCGAGGAAATCCGCGTGCTGGGAATAGGCCTGAGCCGCCTTCTTCGCCGACTCCAAGAACGCCTGGTATTGCGCCGGATCGTCGGGCAACACGACCGCGTCGATGGCTTTCACCAGTTCGGTCTTGTGCTTGACTGCCTCCTCGACCGCCTGGACTGCCTTCTTGTCGATGGAGAGGGCTTTTTTCAGGTCCGAGATCAGCATGTCCTTGGTCTTGAGCTTGCCGATCCCGAACTGTTTGATCTTGTCTTGGAGTTCCTGGCCCTTGAGCATGAAGTGCGGCTTGGCGGGATTGGGTTCGAGCTTTTCAAGTTCAGCGATGAAGTGGTTTTTCGTTTTGGCGATGGAGATGCCGTTTTTCAAGCACTGGTTCTGCAGCTGCTGGACCGTCATCGATGCGAAGTCGGGCAGCGTTTCCGCCGCCTCCTTCACGATGGCCGCGTGCGCCGCATCCCACTGCTTGAGCAGCGCGATCAGGTCGTCTTTCGTGCAGGTCTTGCCAATGCTCTGCTTGGCGACCTCGGCCATGATGTCCTTGGTCGCCCAGGACGAGTAATCGATGGAGGGATTGTTTTTGCCGAGTAGCTTGATGAAATCGGCCTTGGTCCGATAGATCGAAATCCCACGCTTCTTGCACTCGTCCTGCAGAGGCTTCAGCGCCAGCGATTCGTATTCGCCCTGCTTGATCGCCTTGTTGGTCTGCGCCTGTTCGGCCTTCTGCGCGCCCGCTACGTTGTGGACCTGCTGCGGCGTCATGAGACATGCGCCGGCCGCATCCGATGGACCGGCCATTGCGATCAGCTTCAGCGTATCCGCCGAACACACCCGTAGTGGCACGGCCACGATGGTGCAACGGCAATGGGGGTGCCGGGGGATCGGGGGCGCCTTGTCGACCTTGAATACCTTGCCATCGAGGTCCGCGCAGATCGGGCACAGTCGCTCGTCGTCCGCGACCATCCACCGAACCTCGCGCACGCCGACCGTGTCGTAGAACTTGAGCCGCCCCTGGTTGTGGGCCCGCAGGATTTCCGTCCGGGCGATGAGTTCGATGCGCTGCTGCGCCGTGGCAAAGACGGTCTTGCCCGCCTGCTTGAAGGCTTCCTTGTCCAGGATCACCGAACCGATGTTCTTGGCGATATTCGGGATGGAAAGACCCTGCGCGATCCCGACCGTCAGCGCGTTCTTTACGCCGGTGAGCAGATCCGTGGAAACCTGACCGGCCAACTGGACGTCGAAGCGCACCAGGAAATCGAGCGCGCTCCGGTCCATGAGCGAGAACGCGTCCTTGGCCAGTCGCTTCGCCGTGTCGCCGGTGAGCGCGTCGTATCCGGGCAGGCCGTGAACCTGGAGTTCGAGCGCGCTCTGCGCCATGCCCTCGATGTGGGATTCCTTGGCGGCATATTTCAGGGCAAGGGTGTGCTCGACCTTGAGCGCCTTGATCGTGTCGTCGATCCGCTCGTTGAGCGCCGCGAGCCGGACCTGGTTGATCGACTGCCCCGGCGTGAGCGATCCCAGGTCCGCGTACCGGAGCAGATCCGCTTTAATCCGCTTTTCGGCTTCCCGGAGCGACTCGACCAGCGCGGCGACCTGCTTTTCCGTGTAGAGATCGCGGGCCGCGAACGACGAGGCGACCGACTGGCGGATGCGCTCGGCCTGGTCGAGGGCGACGGCCAGCATTTAGACCGCCGCGTGGCGATGGAACCGACAGGCCGGATCAAACAGCGACGCCTCGCGCTCCAGCACGCGACAATGGTTCGCATCCTCGTCGAAGTGCAGGCACTCGCTGCACGTCTCGCCCGAGGCGCGGGCCTTGACCGCCGCGTCCGCGTACATGGCCTGGACCGCCTGCTGCTCCTCCTGCTGGATCGCCGGATTTTCCACCTCGTCCTTGAGCCCCAGCAGCTTGCGCGCCGACGCCGGACTCATGATCCCCAACTGCACGAGCGCCGTGACGTCCTTGATGTCCCAATTCATGTCAACGAGCGTCTGCTCCTTGGCGCGGTTGGCCGACTCGACCTCCGGATTCAAATCCATCTTCGCCTGGAGGGTGTTCTTGGAGATCAGGTTGCGGTCGTAAAGATCAACGAGCAGGCGCTTCTGGTCCACCTCGCTCGTCAAGTCCAGGTCCGAGAACTCGTAATCGACGTCGGCCTCAATGCCCTTAAGTTCCATCCACTCGTAGAAGACCCAATCCAGAATCCGCCGCGCGGCCTGTTTGATCTCCTTGAGCATGATCACCATTTTCTGCATCGAGACCGAGGCCGTGGCGAAGTTCGGGCCGTCGCCGGTCACGATGGACCGCGCCATGCCGAGCGCCACGAGGATGTCCTCTTTCACTTCTTTGATCTTCGCTTCGGTGTTGAGGACGTGGCCCTCGGTGCCGTAAGTCTCGGCCTTCACGTAGAACGGCACGACGAGGCCGCTCTTCAGGTCCATCTTGTTGATCTCATTGCGCACGGTCTCCAACATTTTCTGGCTCGGCATGATGACCTTATCGCCGTACTGCCCGCCGACCTGGACGAAGCGCAGCGGCGTCGTCCACCGTTCGGCGATGGCCCGCTCCGCTTTGCGAAAATCCCGCAGCAGTTCGATGGACTCGAAGGCGGGGAGCACCAGGCTATTGCCGCGCGGCGAGAACTCCGG